ACTTGCATTTATGGGTTGACTGAAACCATACTTACTAAACGAGGCGATGACGGACCAACTATTGGTGCCGTACTATGAATAAGTTCTCTCTTGGTTTCATCTAATGATACTAGTTGTGATTGAGTTGTTATCCCAATTTGAGTTTCTACGATGGTTTCATACAACTTGACGCCTTTTGTAAAATCCGTTTCACAGGTGACATAGTAATCAATAATTGTTTTACGTGTGTTAACCACAAGTATTTGAAGTTTGTCTTCGGTTAAAGATGGATTCACACGAACTAATTTTCTTTCTGTTTTAGGATCTATATCATATATAAAAAGTGTATTAATTACGTTTAATAATTCGGACTGAACCGAATTTGACTTTTGCACCATTTTTTGCAGAACAAGTGCATACTCTTGGAATAATTGCTCTTTGAGTGATCCGCGAACACCCCTTTTAAAAGGAGCACTAGGACCTTGACAATTTGGGTTTTGCTGATAATCTTTTAGTTTAATATCACTAAATCGGCGAATAGATGGATCAGGGTCAATGCTTTTGCCAGTAAATGCCTTGTAAAAAGTTTTCAAATCTTCCGCATATTGCATTTTTGTTTTATCTTGCATATCCGTAAATTGACCACTTTTGTAATCATACTTGTCCAAGTATAATGAATATAATTCAGGAATTCCAGGTTCGTCTTGAAGAGTTTGTTTGTTGTCATTTGTTTTGCATATTTTTGGATGTACATTAATAATTCCATCTGCAGGAATATTGTTATAATCTTCGCCAAATTTTAGCGCCTCTATTCGTTCATAACAGAGACCTAATTTGGTAAGAGTTCTATCTTTTGCATTTACGGGTATTTCGTCCTTTTCAGACAACGGACGTTTCACTACATTGCCTTGCGCATCCTTGTATTTATATACTGGATTAATCGTCATTACAATTGCCGCAAAAATATGCGCAATTTTCACATAAAATTTAGCAATTCCACGACAGATACGTTTTTTTGTTAGCTTTGCACCAACATCCATATTGTTTAAATTTGATTTATCAAAAAAGATGACACGATCTTGCTTTTCAATATCGACTATTTCCTTGCCTTTTGTCCTTTGCGCTAAATAGGTAATTTCTAAATCGTTAAAATTTTTATCAATTATATCTGCAGTCAAGACAACTAAATTATTGCAGTATTCTTGGTCATATAGTTTAGTCAAACTTTTGAAATCGGCTGTTAATATGTAATTGCTAGCTATATAATCAATAATATGACCAAATGATTTGCTTTCTGATAAATTTGATTTAGGTTGACTTGTGGTGTTTCCCATATGATGTATAATTAGATAATAATATATATCTCCAAACAAATAGTTATAGAATACTATTGAATACTATTGTAGAATATTATAAGAAATGTTTAGAAAAACGATATAAATATAAATAATTTCAGCTTTCAGTTGATATTATTTAATAAAATTGAAAATTTTTATAATTATATTGGTTAATACAATATAATGACAGAACGAAGTAGAAAACCAAAACAGACCACTGCAGAAAAAACAGAATTATGGAATATATTTGAAACCGAAGTATCTAGTCCAGTTAAAAATGCGCCGCTAGAATGTATTTACAGAGAATGTGGCGATAGAGAAAGTTGTGACCGATGTAATGCCAGTTTGGCCTTTTCAGATGAAGGATTCTTGACATGTATCAATCGGAAATGTGGGATTATATATAAGGATCTTGTTGATCAAAGTGCCGAATGGCGCTTTTACGGAGCAGACGATAATCATCACAGCGATCCAACAAGATGTGGTATGCCAATTAATCCCTTGTTGCGCGAGTCCTCATTTGGGTGCAAAGTGATGTGTCAGGGTGCATCGAGCTATGAAATGCGCAAAATCCGACGCTATAACGAGTGGCAATCCATGCCATACAAAGAAAAATCACAATACGATGAATTTCAAATCATTACGAATATGGCTCAAAACGCGGGTATGCCCAAGATGATTATCGATGACGCGATGCGATACCATAAAAAGATTTCCGAATATAAATTAACATTTCGTGGAGACAATCGTGATGGTATATTGGCGTCTTCCATTTATATTGCATGTAGGGTAAATAATTTCCCACGAACTGCCAAAGAAATTGCAATTATGTTTCACTTGGATGTGACCAGTGCTACCAAAGGTTGTAAGAATGCACAGACGATCATAAATGACATTGAAAAAGACATGAATGCCGATGAAAAGACGAGTTTTGGACGCACCAAACCAGAAGCATTTATAGAAAGATTTTGTAGTAAGCTGAATATTAATAATGAATTGACCAAGTTGTGTATCTTCATTTCCATGAAAATAGAAAAACAGAACTTAATGCCCGAGAATACGCCTCATTCTATTGCTGCAGGAGTAGTGTACTTTATTGCACAAATATGCAAGTTGAATATTACCAAACTGGAGATAAAAAATGTAAGTGAAACGAGCGAGGTTACCATCAATAAGTGTTTTAAAAAATTGGAAAAGATGAAGGAAGATCTAGTCCCCGCCGTTATTTTGAAAAAGTATGCATAGTCCGTCCCAACTTGTTCCGTTAAATCTTTGCGATTAAAATAATTGGATATTTCATGACTTCCATTCCAAAACGTATATTTATAGTTCCTTATCGCAATCGTCCCGAACAAAAGTTCTTTTTTTGTAAATACATGGATTTTTTATTGGAATATATGACAGATTATGAGGTATATTTCTCTCATCAATGCGACGGACGAAGCTTTAATCGTGGCGGTGTTAAGAATATTGGATTTTTAGCCATGAAGGAGAAATATCCAAACGATTATAAAAATATGACATTTATATTCAATGATTTAGACACTATTCCATTTAATCGAATTTTTGAATATGATACTACTCAAAGTGTAATAAAACATTATTATGGATTTGAACATTCACTCGGTGGGATAGTGGTTATAAAAGGCGGAGATTTTGAATTTGTAAATGGTTACCCAAACTTTTGGTCTTGGGGATTGGAAGATGCGTGTCTTCAAAAACGATGCTTACAGGCAAAATTTACTATTGATCGCGCACACTTTTATAAAATTGGAAGTCCAGAAATTTTACAATTATTTGATGGAATGGATAGAATCATCAATACAAAAGATCCACATAAACTACATACAGATACAGGGCATACAGGATTGAGATCCATTCATAAATTACACTACACGATTGATCGTACTTCGACCAATGAAAAGGATAACCTGTATCAAAGTCTGCCTGACAATTTTGGATACATTAATATTACTAGTTTTTTGTCAGAAACTCGTTTTGAAGACGATGAATATTACACATATGATTTACGCGAACCTACTACGAAAATTACCAACCCAGAATTAAACAGAAAAACAATGGATGTAAATCCATCTACGAATAACTGGACAAATATACCTTATTACCCAACTACACAAGAGAGAAAAGATATAGTCAAGCGTCAGCAACACCAACCACCAATGCTGCCACAACCGCCACAACAACAATTTATTCCACGATTGCAACACCCTTCTCAACGTGTATATTTACGCCCACAACCCATCGTCGCCAATCAAATTCGTGCGAGAGGATTCCCTTTTCAAAATACTAATACGCATCTTGGTGTTACTCGGCGATAAAATCGTTTATTGGTTGCCATAATTATTTGTTGAAATTTCATATGTTGACATAGTTACAAAATTCTTGCTTGCTATCTCTAGTACATCGGACAAATAATATTCTTTACCTCGATTTTTATTTGTTAATATAGGTATAAATTTACTCAAGACACCCAGCTGAATGTTATACGCGCCATAATTGATTAATTTAATGCGACTCTCTTCTTCTGTACACTCTTTATCTTCGACTATTTTTTCAATTGTATTATCGGGGTTCATAACAATTCTACCATAACCAATTGGGTTGTCCAGTTTAGTTACTAAAATTGTGTTGGGGGTGCAAAGTATTTTACGGATCGTTTTAGAACTTAATAATGGACCATTACCATGCATAATAAAAATGTCGGTTTCGGAAAGAATCTGATTATTTAACAAAAAGGGCAAACAACATTTGATGGCATGGCCAGTACCATATGCCTTTGTCATATTCATATGATAATTTTCGGTTTGATCTATATAATGTATTTGACGCACCCCTACAAGATATGTTTCCAGTATAGCTTCAATTACCTTTCTATATTTACCAACTACTATAAGAACATGAGAAGAATGGATATACAATGCTTGTTTAATATGGTAAAATAAACGAGGTTTGTTATTTATGGAATCAAGCACACTTGGTAATTTCGTAAAGGAATTGACTTGTAAACCAGCTGCAAGAATGATAGTTAACACCATGCCAACTTGATATTTCTTATATATATATATACGCTAGTTTTATTATTATTACTGACAATTTTAATGTTATGTGACGACGAATTAAAAAAATTCACGTAAATTTCCGATATGGGTAACCCGTAACCAAAGCCAGATAACGGCGATTTATTGCTAAAATCGGTTTGTTCAACTATTTCGGTCGTATTTATTGGATGAGTTGTATAACTATAATACCATATTTTATCAATATCCTTTTCACTAATCCCACCCCCATTATCTTGTATTTTTATTAAAATCCATTCTTCATCAATTTCTTTCATCGTGACTTCGATAAATGGATTTGACTTGTATCTTACGGCTTCCACGCTATTTTTTAGTATTTCAAACAATATATAATACAAATAGTGATCAATAGTTGGTATAATTATTTTATTTGGTATATTGACTTTTATAATATTGCTTAAATGTAAATCTATACCATTCGAATCGCATATTAGTTGAATATTATTAATGGTATCATATAGGATAGATTCTACATTCGATTCTAAATGAATGATTCCATAGTAATTACTTTCCGAGTTTGATTTTTCAAAAAAAGCCAAATAGTGCTCTAATAAAATACGTATTTCGGTTCTATTTTTGTGAAATTTATTCAAAAAAGATTGAATCACTGGTGCTTCAATGTCGTTGATTTTATTTTCTAATTGCAATTCATATAAACCTTTTGAAATCGTAGACAATATTGTAGAATGTCGATCATATATTGTATTAATTTTATTCTTAAAATCAATTATATCACTCGGCGTAATCGGTTCTTTCACTTGCGTTAATTCTTCAAAAGATAACAGGTACCATTCACGGATTTTATTAATGGAATGATTTTTGGATAAGCCAAATGGTAAGCTATTTAGATCAGTCACCCTTTTCGCCAATCGAATGGGAATTTCATTATAAATATGTTTTGTCATGATGGGTATAATATTAGTTGTGCTTGTATGTCTATACTTTAACATATCAGCAAATCTCACGTGTGTCCCCTTTTTTAAGCTATAATCAAAAATTTTATTATAAAACTTGGCTAAATGAGACATACATAATAGCAATAAAATTAAAATGCGAGTTTATTAGTATTTATGTCTATTTCATTACTATTCAAATAATAAAAACCTATTCTAGGAATATTCGTTGTAAACTATATTTATATATCTAAAATATGATATATGACATTTCCAAAAAATATTTATTTCTGCAATAAATATATCGATGAACGAACCCAAATATCTGTAAATAATCAAATTAAAATTAAGATCTATGTTGTTAATTTAAAAAGACGACCTGATCGTTTAGAATGTTTTTATAATACGTGTTCTTTCCCAAAAGACAAAATACATGTTGTTTATGGATTTGATGGGAAAAACTATGAAAATGAACTAGAAAATGAAAAACATATATACAATAAATTATCGTCTAGTTTGTTACCTGGAGAAAAGGGTATTTTCATTTCTCATATGCGTATATTAAAAGATATAGTTAACAATAAAATACCATTTGGAATGATATTTGAAGATGATGGTATTTTTTGTCACGACTTAAAAAATAAATTAGAAGCATGTATTTGCGAAATGCCTCCAAATACTAAAATCTTGTATTTTGGTGGAAGATTTACTCCAGATTTTAAAATGGAACAGGGTACATTTAATCAAATCACGGAACATATCGTTGCACATACAAATGTAGATTGGTATAGTAGACATTGCGGAAATCATGATAGATGTAATGATGCTTATATAATTTCATATTCATTGGCTGAATATTTTATTAAATTGTTTGAGTCAAATATTAACTTGGATTGTGCAATTGATAATTGGATGGTAAAAACATGTATGAACAATAATATACCGATATATAATACATATCCATTATTATCTTATACTGAAATTATAACAAAAGATTCTGATATAAGAGGTCATTTATATTAAATCCATATAATACTTAACATCTCCAAACATACAAGTTCTCTCCATACTCGTTCTGCCGTTTGCTTTTTTTCAACGGAATTATTTCCAATGCATCGCCAAACAAGTGCACACATACTGCTTCATAAATCTCCTTATTTACGTTCAAGATGAACCAACCATTTGGCTGCAAAGATTCGTATGTTTTCTTGAACAAGGGTATATAAAACTCTTCATTCATGGTCGCCTTGCTTTTGTAGGCCTTGTTGTTTGGATATTTTTCCAAAAAATAATAAGGGGGGCTTGTAAAAACCATGTCATACGGCGGCATAACAGAGTAATCAATTGAGAGAGCATCTTGAAAATGCATGTCAATTTGTGTGCTAGATCGCGTCGACAAAAAATCTACCATTTGAGTATACCCTTCTTTCAGGCCGTGATTAATTTCCACGCCTATATATCGTGGAACGTTTAGTGCAGCTGCACCAATACCACGCCCACCCCATCCAGCACATGGATCCAACACGCACATTGGTTTATATTTTGCATATATTTCTATGGCAACAAGTGGTCGGAAGATATTAATGGCGCTTATACAAATATTATACACCTCTTTTAAAACCACAAAACGATTTTTCGTTTTGTTTTTATTCTTGATTGTTTCATAATAAACAAGCATATTTTGAATAAACTTTTTTTTACTAAATTCGTCAATGCGCTCTACAAATTCGTAGAAATTGATGTCATATTTGCCTCTTGTTCGAAGTCGCTCTTCAAATGTAAAATAGTCGACAATGTTATTACCTATACGACATCTATCGGAAACTTTGCTAGTGCCTTCCTTGATCCCATCGGCCATTTGTTTTAGCTCATCATAATCCTTCTCCACACCCTCAATCAAAATATTCTTTATTTGTTTGTGAACCTCCATTACAAGTTTGATATATGTTCTCTAGAGAGAAAATATATTATTTTTATACAAATACAAATATAAAAACATGTCGGATGTTATGTTATGAAGAGTATTTCTGACATTAAACATGCATTTTATATTAATCTTGCGTCGCGCACCGATAGAAAAGAACAAGTAGAGGATCAACTTTTCAATGTTGGGCTAGGTTGCGCACAACGTTTTAATGCTGTGAAACTAGATGACGGACGTGTTGGGTGCAGTATGAGTCATTTAAAGTGCTTAAGTAAAGCCAAGGAAGAAAAATGGGATCACGTATTGATTTGTGAAGACGACATTGAGTTTCTAAATCCTGATCTGTTTATCAATCAGATGAATAAATTTCTATCTAGACGCAACAGCTGGGATGTTATTTTGCTTGCTGGGAATAATGTACCACCTTATATACGTGACGGCAACGAGTGTGTGAAAGTGTCGCGATGCCAAACAACAACTGGATATCTTGTAAACGGACATTATTTTGACACGCTGATTGAAAATATAAAAAATAGTATAGTTAATTTATTGAGAGAACCCGAAAAGCATATTCATTACGCCATCGATAGATACTGGTTCACTTTGCAACAGAGGGACAATTGGTACTTGCTGACACCTCTCACAGTTGTACAGAGAGCTGGGTATAGTGATGTTGCAAAAAAGAGAACCGATTTTGTAAAAATCATGATGGATCTAGATAAGACAAAATAATACTTGGATAAACGTTTCATGCGTGTAAAAGAGTCATCATCCAACATAAATTATAGATCTGCGTCGGTGTAATACGCAATTTCCATGTCTTTGAAAAACAAGTCGGTATCTAAATGAAATATAGGGTTCTTGTATCGATTGTGAAGATGCATACCGATAGCGTAATCTTCTAGGTACTCACTATTTATTTTTTCTCTTTTGAGTATTAAATCTGTAATGGCTTCTGTAGATAGAATATAAAATCTACCCGAACAATATTTTGTAACATGGACGGGTAATTCCCTGGGCAATTCGGGATGAATTCGATAATATTGGCTTAAGTATGGTTTGGGTACGTCTACTATATTTCCAGCATAATGTATTTTGTTTGTTTGCTGTCTTTTCTCCAGCATCTTGATGATGTTGTCAAAAAACTTGTTGGGATTATTTGACTGCAACATTTGGTCGTCATCGGTTTTGAATACATATTGTATAGTAGGAAAGCAATGCTGAACAGCAGTATAAGCAGATAAAACTTTTGTGGGCAACGAATTATAATCATCTTGGGTTTTCACCCACAATATTCTCTCTTCCTCGACAAATTGATAGTTTGACTCTAGATCGGGATTTCCTAGAACATGATAATAAGGCATATGTAGACAATTTAGCCACGTGTCGCGTTGTTTTGTAGCTTTGTGCTTGTATTTGATACAATGCATAATAAGCAACAACGCA